ATCTAATATAACACTTTAAGTATGATACATAACAGACTGTTAAATATCGGTTCCAGTGTTAACAATACGAATTGGTATATAAATAAATTCGGCTGCTTTTACTGGTTTCAAAGCAACGTCGATATATAGCTCATTTCTGTCAATACGGTCTGGTGTGTTGTTAGACTCGTCACAGACAGTAACAGCATCGTATAAACCACGTTTAACGATTAAATCACCTAAGAAATTATCAACCAATGCTTTAAGGTTGTCTCTTGTGATTTGGTCATTAGGCTCGAACACGAAAGAAAGTGTGTTTTTACGTAATTGACGTTTGATATATTTCATTAAACGAGAAACGTTAACTCTATCTAATGCAGAAGCATCAGGAGCAGAAGTTTTTTGACCCCAAACAACAAATCCTTTGCCTGGAAAGAATGTTAATGGGTTAATATCACCACTAGCAGCATATTGATACAATGCATCACGTTGGCCTAAGTTCAATGCAACTTCAGTAAATTCAGTTACACCGCCCAATTGTCCTTCAACATATCCAAGATTTGTAATACCAGAAATTAAACCTCTACGTAAACCTGCTGGTGCAAACCATAAGAAGGCTGTGTTATCATTATGAGCATACGTTCTAATAGCAATACCAGAAGCAGCACATACAATATTTCTACCATCCAAATTTGAAGCTAAGCCCCAAGGGTAATAATATGCAACATGTTGAGATCTAACACGTTCTGTTGACATTGCCCATCCAGATGATGGATTAGTTATACCATCTGGTGTACGATCTGATGGAGTGTCAGCAATAACCAATGCTTCTTCTTGAATGTCAATAACCAATGCAAACATTTCATCAACTGCTTCATGATAACCAGGAGTCAATACCAAGTTATAATCAAAGTTTTCAGAACGAATATCAGTGTTACTATTAATTGAAGCTTGAAGAGCTGTAACAATTGCTAATCTACGAGCAGCATCGTTAGCACCCAAGCTAGTTTTGTTTAAGAATTCAACTGTGAATTTAAAATCATCTGCCATTGCAACTAACAAATCACCAGATTCTTGTGGTGTAAATTCATTAGGTACGGTTCCATTCCCTGGATAACCAGGGAATGTTGATATGTTAGTTGCCACCCAAGTTAACCCATCATATACACCAAGTGGTGCAACGTTATAACCGTTTGGATATATGTCAAATGGAGCTAAGTGTTGATCATCTGTGTAATCGTCATGTAGATTTTTGAATGAATATGATTCAAACAATTCTATAGTTGATTGATCAGCTAATGATAAAAACTCTGATGCCGTTACGGTTATTTTAAAACCAGCATCACCAGGAATCAAGCCATTTGTGCTGTTAAATTCATTAATGAATTCGTTAGTCAGATTTTCCAACACCACTTTAGATTCAAGGAACTTACGATCCCACATATCACGGATATCATCTAAATCATCATTTAAGTTAACATTTGCACGAATAACATAAGCTCTGTTACCTATACCCAAAAATTGGTTCAATGCGAACAATCCATATTCATTTCTAGCATCACCGTGATGTGCTTGACCTGTACCTGAATCTGTTAAGAAATTAGGGATACCATAAGTTGTCGTACTTTGTTTAAGTGATGTTATAGTTCTAACTACATCAAATTCAAAGGTTCCGTCAGCTGGTGAAACACCATCTGGTTGTGTTTTTTCATCTTCTGTTGCTATGAAAAATAAAGGCACTGTAGGCGCTGAAACAGGTATGAAAAAACTTTCATCTGTTACTGTTACGCTTACGCCTGGGCTTACCAAAGTCACCATAATCAAATTCTCCTTCGAATTGCTATGTTGTATTAAAATTTATTTGTTGTATATATTTATATGATGTAGCTCTAAATCCCACAAAACTTATCACTTCAAATCTACATCATCTAACGAAAATACCTGTTCGTATGGTATTTGTTGACTGTCTAAGTCTGCAATGATCTCGTATGAATTTGACAAATCAGCAGACACAGCACCAATACGTAAAAATATATCTCTAACAAATCGTTGATGTACTAAATTTGGAACAGACATATGAATAGGAAATGTGAAATTTAATGTGGATTGTATAATACGTCTATCGCCACCAGGTTGAAAGTTTTCTTCGAAATTTATTGCCGCTAATTCTACCGTTGTTAATTTTGTCCAATCAAACATTTCATCTGTTATTTGGATCTGAAAGGTTGGATCAAACAATGATAATATTTGTTCCAAAATTTGATAGTGTTGATCTTGATTACTAGCAAATATAGTTAAATCCATTGTAGCTCTATACGGAATAGGCATACGTTGTTCAACAACTTTAAAGTCATCAGGAAAAACACCACCTGCTGGCATATATGTATTTCTACGATGATGCCCAACACCTTTTCTTAATTCTGGAGCCATTTCTAAGTTGGTTAATTGAGCTGCAAACATTGGCAACCGTACCAATTTATTCTGCGTGTTTTCGTCTTTAATAGCAGCAACCACACGGTCAGAACTAGCTACTTTTATTGGAACACTAATTAAATGTGGTTCCACATCATCACGTTTCCCTACTTCAACTTGTATTCCCATAAAAATGGCACAAAATTGAACTATGTATTTTCGTAGCTGTTCATCGTAGTAATATTCACTTAGTGCTGACATTATTGCTCCTCACAATCTTTATCAATTCGTTGTCTATCTCTAGTAATTTCATCATTGTCTCGACGTTCATCTCCACCTGATAAAAATTCTTGTAATAATTGGGGTGGATTATCCATTTGCCATCTAGTATCTTTCTCTAAAAATATCCACCTGCCTTTCGATTCTGAATACCTAAACAAGCGTGACGGAACTTCGGTTGCTAATCCCGTATATGTCATTCTATGATAATCACCATGTGATGGTGCAGTTGGATATTCATCATCTTCAGTATATGGTGCATTATTGGGTGGAATGGCATCCTGATGAAATATTCCAGTTGGTTGTCCAGTACTATCTAATTTTTTCAATCCAGATTCTTCTGCAACTGCTAATTCTTCAGGTTCCCATGCACGAATGACGCTAGATGATTCAATTCCACGTTCTGGGACAGCATCTTTTGCTTCAGCATCAATGGTTTGACCAACATCGAAATAATCTTGATATATTTGGTCGTTACCATCTTCTCCATCAACAAGTCCTAAGCCACCATCAACTTCATTTGCCGCTAAATCACCAAACAAGTCTTGTGTTTCTTGTGTTGCGTATGCTGGTTGAGATATAACACGAAGCATGGTTGGAACCCATCCTGGTGTATATCCTTCAGTACTCCAAGCAACATCTGTCACTTCAACCCACTTATCAATTTTTCGCATTTCAGCTGAATATTGAGCTTCGCTTGGTATCTCAATGATATCTCCGATGATTAACGGTCGTCCTAATATCGCAACACAGCTACTGAATGCAACTTGCATGTACAACGATAACGACGGCACTTCAATGCCAAATCTAGTTAGTTCTGATGTGATATCTAATAAGTCATACGTTCCCTTTAGTGGTAATGCTTCAGTATTATAATCACGATCTCTGTTTTCTAACAAAACTTTGTCTTGAACATTCTCCACATCAGTAGCTTCATAATTGTGATACAACTGCAAAGCTTGAACACCCCAAACATCTGGTGTCAATACTCCACTAAACTCAAGTGGACGTATTCTCCAATATCTGGATGGAACTGAAGATTTAAACAATACGGTATTAAAACAATCATCGTCTGGTAATATTACAATTGATACACCATACCACTTCATCTCGTCGTCAGATCGTTCAATTCGAGCACGAGTAACACGACGGGTTGATATACTAGATTGCTTTATAGCAATAGCAGTTATGTGTCTGTATATACTAGTATCTATACCATAAGCAGCTCGAGATTCATCATTTGTTTTTATTGAGCCGAAATCATATCCTAAGTACGCAGATGTTGGAACGCCTTCACCCCGTTGTATGGATCTCCATTCTGTTATATACTTATCAAAAGCTTGTGATGCTGGAAAATTTGGCAAATCCCCATTTGTTATTGGTGCTCCCAATCCAGTACAATCAATTAATTTGCCTTGTTCGTGAACACCCAATAATTTATAAACATTAAACGTAGCTCCACCTATATTGAGGTTTTCATTAACAACACCCTCGATAAATGCAGTATCTCTGTTTTTGTCTAGCTGAAAAGGAGCACATGGTTTAACCACACTCGATGGTGCAAACTCATAACCTCTACCACTTCTGTGTGGTATGCACGGTCCTCCGTTTTCATCTGGTTCACCAAAATCTGGTCCGACAGTACCAACACACTCTTTCAATCCATTGCAATCTTTTGCCATAATTAACCACCAAAAATGAAGGAACTGTGCATGCCAACACCTTCCATATCTTGAACAATGAAATCATCCAATTGTGCCATTAAGTCTTGACGATATATTTCAGCAGTCGCCATCAGATCAGCAGCATCTAATGATACTCCACCTCCAGCTCCTGGCAATGATCCATACTTACCACGAATACGTGCTAACATCGTCATCGATTCTGCTAATGCATATCTTTCAATCCAAGTTTTTGCATATCTATCTGTCATCAAATCTTGTTCGGTTCGTTCAATTGAACAATCTAATAGTACACGTTCCGGTGATGTAAACGATTGATAAAAACCAAGTTCTCTTGTTGTTTCATTCCAATTGTATACTAATCTTGTTGCAAACAAATCCTGCAACTGTTCAACATATTGTGAAACTAAATGAAAACTCGTTAAATCATACGTTCCCATATTATATAAATGTTGCAGTACCACCTGTCCGTATACACCACCACCATGAGCAGTAGATAAGAAGGCTGATGTAAATCTATGTGCTGCTGTAATATTTACAATTTTATTATAACCAATTTGTTTGTTAGTCAGTACATAATTTTGTTGTTGTGGTTGAATATCTAAGAAATAAAATCCTCTACGATATGCCATGGAGCTTCTTTTTCTAAAAGATTCTATAGCACCTTGAATTGCCGTATCTAATTGATATGGTGTTAATTCCACCTCAACCACTGGATAACCCAATTGAGCTCTAATACTAAATGCTAATTCGCGACGCTCGTCTGGTGTTCCATCATCTCCAACACCCAACGTTTCATATGATAATTTACCTGATACACCATCCGCTCCAACTATTGGATTAGCCATGCGTACAGTATCTTTAAGTTGATCCCACAATGATTCAGCATATGTTAACTGCCGAACTGGATATGCTCTAGTTAAACCACCAGAACCAAGG